ATTTACAGGCATCAATCCTGATAATGGAAAATTCTTTGTAGGAACAAAGTCCGTCTTTAATAAAGTACCTAAGATTAACTACACAATGGAAGATATCGATATGAACCATGGACAGGCACCTGGATTAGCAGATAAATTAAAATTGGCATTACAATATTTTCCTTCATTAGGTATAAAGAATATTCTACAAGGCGATTTTATGTTCGATTCAAGTATGGTTAAAAATACAAATATAGATGGTAAAGCACATTTATCATTTCGTCCAAATACTATTACATATGCAGTAGAATCTGATTCTGATTTAGGAAAAAATATTGCCGCTGCAAAAATT